CTTGTCTAAAGCCGATTTTCTACAAACCGGTATAAACAAGCGCAAGGTAGCCATGGACAAGTTCTTCGAATTTGAAGAAAAGTGTCGAGAAACGAACAGGTACTTTGATCACTTGGATGTTCAACCTAATCTTCCGGTTGAACACGTACGCCTTCTCTCGAAGGCGAGACGTAAAATTTCAAGTGTGTTAGGTACTTTTTCGGCTGAAGAGATAGTAGCGGGTGGCAATTGGGGTCCCGGCGCAACCACCCTTGTAAAAGGGGAAGAAGTGTCGGCCTTCAATAAATTCCGCGATGAACGCGGAATAACTCGAGATATGTATTCCCTGGTACACGAGTGGTTTCATCTCGCGTACCCCCTCTGGAAATCGCAACCTCTCACCTTGTTAGGTGATGAGGCCGTGAGATTTGAGAGTGGGAATACCGTTACCACAGTCCCTAAAGATAGCAAGACCAACCGCGTGATAGCTATTGAGCCAGGGTTCAATCTCTGGTTTCAACAATCTATTGGCGCGGCGATAGTCAAGCGTCTAAGGAGAGCTGGAATCGACCTAACAACACAAGAGTTCAATCAGGCAGCAGCGAAGCGGTCATCGAAAGATGATAGCCTAGCCACTGTCGATTTCTCGAGTGCGAGTGATTCCATTAGCAGTTCTATCGTTGAGGATTTACTCCCCAACAGATGGTTCTTGCTGATGAACTCGAGTCGATCCAGATTCCGTAAGGGCCTTACCCCTGAAATGGCAATTAAGTGGGCGAAGTTCTCCAGTATGGGGAACGCGTTTACTTTTCCACTTCAGTCCCTAATATTTTTCTCTGCGGCTTGGGCTGTTTGTGATAGCCTCGGCTTAAAGAAAGAGATATTAGTTTTTGGTGACGATGTACTGTTACCGAAAGAGGCCTACCCGCTCTTTTCATCATTTACTGCGTTCCTTGGATTCGAAGTGAACCTGAAGAAGTCTTATTCATCAGGTTATTTCCGAGAGTCCTGTGGGGCGCATTATTATGATGCAGTTGACTGTAAACCCTTCTACTTCAAAAGTAGACTCAAGAACGTCTTTGACGTGTATAAAACCGCAAACGGTGTCCGACTTTTAGCCCATCGTAACATGGCCGGTATGGCCTGTGACGTAAGGTTTCGGTCGGTCCACCGCAAGCTAATCAGGATGGTGCCTAAACCGCTAAGGTTTATGGTGCCTACTGATAATGTCACGGCTGGTTTCATCAGTAACTTCGATGAAGCTTGTCCGCGACGCGCCGGTGCTAACTGGCGCCATAGAGGTATCGAAGGATATCGCTATGATGGTCTTATACAACGCGGCGTGAGCCGCGAGACTGAGGACCCTGCCTTACTTCTGGCACGGTTATGGGTTCCATCTACTGAAGATCATCTCAACAGATATGATCTAAGAGGACGGATACGTATCGCCGTAAAACGCGGTATGCTCGTTCAACGATGG